AGTGGACACCCTTGCTATTGGCTATACAATTCCCGCTATTAGGGCTTGTTAGGGACTTGCACCCATTAGAATAAGCTCATACCGAGCATACAGAAAAAGCCCCGATGCATCTCGCACCGGGGCTTCCTGATAATTTTGATAACTTTATAAACTTGGAAAACCGTACTCTACAACAAGAACGATAGATTTCCATATGAGAATTAGAACACACGCTTGTGCAATGTTAGAAGATCATAACTGTAACTAATAATCATGAGTATAAAAAAGATACATCTAATATAAAATTCAGCCTAACTACACATACCTATAAACACTTAAACTATTTCTTAAACATGATAATTCTGGGATAAGAGAGCCGGGAGTGCGGGTTCTGGCCCACCACCTCCATGCGTACACCCTTGGTCCCATAGCGGAAGAAGAGGAACTTCTTCGGCACACGATGCACAATCATCTGAAGGGTATCGCGACTCTCGATATGCACCTGCATGCTGTCGCCCTCGATATCGCCCCGCAGGGTTATCCATGGATCGCTCCAGGAAACCGTCTGCGAGACGTCGGGCGGTCGGTAAAGACCGGAAAGACTTCGACTGCATGTATCGTGAGGAACCGGCCGGATAGCTGCCTTCACGTCTACCTGGGTGGTGGTAGAGGTTGTAGCTGCCGCCATAATCCGGCTGTTCTTTATCTTGAGTTCCTTTCTGTTAACGGCAAGGAGAGAGTCGGGGTTACGCTTTAGGTCAGACGTCTTCAACGTGATCGCCTGCACGGAAGCTCTTGGCCTGCCTGACTGCGTCCGTCCTATCTCTACCCTGCCGTTGTGAAGGAGGATATCCTGATTCTCTCTCGTGCGCTCCGACTCGCCCCGGAGGTCGTGACACTCCTTGAATGCCACAACCAGGGCGAGCGGAATCAGCACTAGAAAAATAACCTTAATAAAACCTATAAACCTATTCACAACTTACAACAAATAACAACAAAACACTTAAAACTTATACACACTTCCATTGGATCGTCTTGATAATCGAGGTAATGGTGGTGAGGTACGTAGGATCTGTAGCGTACTTGCACCCTACCCCGTCGCATATTTTCTGGGCAAATTTGAACGGGTCCTTTCGGCATGGCCAGGCATCCTTATAGCCAGGCTTCTGAAAGAGACGTTCATGTTCCTTCAGGCAGGCGCCTACAGAGTCGAAATCCTTGAAGGCACGCATCACGGTATAATACCAGAGATTTTTGCCTGCTACCTTGCACACGGAGACGATACGGTCTGGCTCCTTGAACTTCTGTTTGGGAGTCTTGAAGTATTCGTGAGTCTTCACCATGACGATATCTCCGTCCCATTGACTGCCCTTGGTAATACCGAAGAGGTTAGCCTTACCGATAACCCTTGCACCCCATCCTGTCTCAAGCATCGCCTGGGCAGTAACGAAGGCGGGATCTATTTCTGTTTTTGCCTCCACGGCCGCAGCATACACCTGACGGGCGAAGGCTAATTGAGTTTTACTTGCCATACCTTTATATATTATAATAATGTATACCTATGATGCATCATCGGGCGCATCTTTTTCAGAAAAGTTGATAGGCCCGCCGCCGATGTAATCTCCCTTGTCGTTGAAGTCCTTCATGCGTTTAACGAAGTTCCTCGGAAATATCGGGTATATAGCCTGTATGTTTTCAACAATGGAGAATATCTCGCGTACCATCATGAACACGCAGATATAGGTTCCTATCCATTGCATCGCGCCGACGGTAGAACCCTCCACGGTGGCATGACTTGCAAAATTACTCAGGATCATCAGGAAGATGTAGATTACAATCTTCTTCGTGAACCTGGAGAAGAAGGATTCGCTAGACGCATCCTTGTGGATAAGATGTTTCCACACACCCAGGAAGGTATCGATAGAGACGGCTATCGCTATCCACTTGGCGAACTCCCAGTCCTGATACACATACTGGAACCCTTCCGACACGGCCGTCAGAGGGAGCGAGGTGATTGCTATCATCGGTATATTACGTTTATATTGTTTCATAACATTTCGGCCTTATGTTTTTTAGACATTGCAAAATTACACAAATATTCCGGAACCGCAAAGGACGCTAGCGCATCATCTGGCGCATCCGGTCGTGAACGCCCAGGACGTCAGCACCGGTGGCATTGAGCATGAGGGTCCAGCCGTAGCTCTGGAGTTCTGCAGATACGAACGGAATGATCTCGCAGGTAGTAATACTCTCCCTGTCCATCCAGTAGAGTCCTTCTGTCTCCACATCTGCCAAGATACGGGCATGGACCTTGGAGAGCATCTGAAGGGTGCGGTCGTTGGCTATGACCCGTTCGAGCATATCGGCATGGGCAGACAGCTTCATCGCTACGGTTACGGCTATGCGTTGGGTACATTGGAAACTCCGGCGCCCATCGCTCTGCATATCCACCTCTCCGTAATCTACGAACAGGAAGGAACCGGTAAGCTTATCGATGCGCTGCTTCAGCTCATCGAACGACTGGCCATAAACGTAGTTTTCTATCTCCGGAACCAGTTCTTTCTCTGGCATCTCCTCGATTACCTTGAGCACGGTAGCATATTCTTCCATTCTGCTCTCACCCTTGTTGGCAATACCCTTCGTAACTCCTGCAGTAGCAGGAAACTTGGCGAAATATTCGAATAAATCCAATAACATAGGCTTTTATAATTTTGTCGCAGAGAGTGTTTCCCTGCCTTAGTTATATAATCTTTTTAACTATCTCCAGGGGTAGGCCCACCTCGTCTGCTATCTTGGCCAACTCCATACCGGTAGCCTTCAGGCTCTTTACTCCCTCGATGGTCTTCTTCCTGAGAATGCGGAGATAGGTAAGCACGTTCAGCTGTTCTACCTGACGGGCATTACCCAATCCGTCCTTGGATAGATCGTAGAGCGCGTCGGTTGCATCGGTAGTAATACTGCTGCCCTCCTTCGGTATGAACTTGGTAAGCAGGGAGAATTCAGTCTTCGAGAAGAGGAAATTATTTACTGCAGTAAAGTTCAGGGCTATCGCCCGGAGAGTATTGACAGGCAGTTTCTTGAACTTCAGAGCGAGTTTCTGCGCCTCTTCCGAGGAATATACTCCCTTATCGAAGTAGAGTATCGCAGCCAGCAGAGGAAGACTTTCCTCGCCCATATCGAGCAGCTGGCGCGCCTCGATATACTGAAGGGCCGTGAGCGAACAGGTGAGCGACTTGAAATCTGTATTGACCTCATAGCCATAATAGGCTTTCTTGTCGATAAAGATAATCGGCAACTGCTGCCGGCAGAAACAGAGATCGAGCACAAACTTGTCATCTTTCTCCTGGAAGATGAACGAGAGCTGACTGGCTATAGACATGAAGTTCTCCAGAGTTCGCTCATCGCGCTTAATCTTGTTCAGGTTCCATCCCTTCATGTAGCAGAGGAACAGGCATTTCACGGCGCCTGGGGAAAACTGCCCACTCTCCATGAGAGAAAGCAGTTCCACCAGCTTCAGATATTGGTCAGAAGTGAGTAGTTCCCATGAATTCGGGATTTCATGCTCTATTCCGTTTGCTCTTATTGTTATCGTCTTTCCCATAAGCTTATGGCATTAAATACATATTGTCGTCCGGACGGTTCTCGGCAGAGAAGGAAAGAAAATCGTTCCCTTCTTGAGCATCGAGGAGCATATCCACATTATGCAGCAGATCTTCCACCTCCCCGTCTAGCTGTGTGGCGAGCTGTAGCGCACGGCTTGCCTCGTCGCTGCCTGAGCGGGTGGCGGTATTGTCATCGAAGAGGTTGCGGATAGTGGCAGGGAACTCCAGGATATCGAAACGCCTGAGAGCCTTCGCCACGGTCTTCTTTACCAGGGCACGCTTGAGCATAGGCAGCGCCTTCTGGGCAAACTCAGCAAACGTCTGGTCTTCTCCTCCCTGTTCGAGCCGGTCGAAGTAGGCGCCTATGCTTTCGTCGAGCACCTCTTTCTGTAGAGGAACGCATCGGAAAAAGAAGAGATACGAGAGGTCGATAGGATAAATTTCATCGAATTCATCGGCAGTATCTACCTTCAGCTTACTGAGCATCTTGTAGTAATTGGTCTTGCGCCAGTCTTCCATGGCAAGACGGATATCGGAAGGATCATCGGCACTTATCTCTTCAGTAAGTTCAGAAATCAAAGAATCCATCGCATTAAAGTAGTTCTCCATATAGGAGCGCTTCATGCCTTCCATCTCGTACTTGTAGAGATTGATATCGTTTTTCCTGCGGTTCACGGCATCGAAGATAATCTGAGTAGCTAGCGTAAGGTTTGCCATGGCAGCGCGGAGAAAATCCTTGATGCCACTCTCTTCTTCCTCGATGCTCACAATATCAGAGAACGTATTGTTGCCGATGATGGCAACAATACGCTTGCGCGCAGCTACGGCAGAGCCCTGAAGGCTGTCGAAGTCGGCGCTTGTATCTGCACCAGGTGCGCAGTTGCAGAACTGCGCATAACTGGCGAAGAGTTGATTGAGTTGAAATTTCTTGTTCATGCCTGTTGCTGGTTAAGTCGTTGCTCTGGTGTTATATCTTCCTGCCGTTGTGGAACCTCTCGGTAGAACCCTAGCCTGCAGCCCTGCTTGTAGAGTTCCGGGAAGTTCATGCGCAACGCCCAGTTGAGCGGTTCTGCGCAGACTTCATCCTCTGAGGTGAGCGACATAATGTAGATGAGATAATTATAATAGGTATCACTTCCACTCTTCGAGATGACGCCATCCTTATCTACTGCAGATATGGCTGCATCGAGACCTACGGAAGAAAGGAGGGCTTGCTCGGTACGCTTGTCGTAGGAGATGAGCGCCTCGATATATTCCTTGTACTTGAGGTCGATGGTCTCCACCTTCCACGCCTGTTCGTGCCCCTGTGCGTCCATGAAGGAGATGGAAGAGAAACCTTTGCCCTGGTTGTCTGCACCTGAGAGATAGGAGCTGAACTTGCGTACCTCGTCACGAACATACCGGACCATGCACGACTCCTTGAAGTCTGTACCGATATCAATACCGTTATACTTCAGTAACTCCATGCCCTTTGCCTTGCGTCGCTTATTCTCCTCGCAGAGCTTGGTCATCTGGGTGCGCTTGCTCTGGATCCAGGCATTAGGAATAATGACATGCACCTTCGCAGCCAGCGAGTTTTTCAGAAAACTATTTATATATCGGGCTGTCTTGTTGCTACCTTGGATGTACGGGCGAGCTCCCTGATGCGTCTCGTTGGCGCCGTAGAATTCGTCTACTGATTTCTCTCTGTGATGAGAGATCGCAGCATATTTATAGTTGTCAACTTCGTTAAAGCTGAACTTAGGATAAACCGAGTAACTCGATAAGCCATAGGAGAATCGCCCTACTACAACCTGTTTGAAGTCGTTGTACGAAATCAATTCTGAAGCTACATCCTGACGGGTAGTTGCCAGTCGGCAGTAACGGTTCTCCATCGCCTCAAGCGCAGCCACCGGCTTACCCATACCTATCACCTTGCCTCGGGTGAAGCGCCACTTTACAAAGAAGTCTCCAAAGTAATAGAAGTTCTTGATGCACGTCTTACAGAACTCCTCGACTGAAGGGATGCCGCGTGAGCTCCAGGAGTCGAGCCATTCCATTACTTCTGGTTGCTCCTCGTACTTGCGTACCAGCTTACCGTTCTCAATAGCCTGCTTGTACACGGCGAGTCCGTGACCATAGAGCATTTTAATCTCCTTAGAATAGAGACGAGGGAGCAGTCGGTTCTCCTTGATCTCCTTTGTCACTTCGTCGCATTGCTGGTTGTTGTAGCCACGCATCAACACCTGATATCCCTGTATGCCAAGATAGTGATGCTGCTGCATCCAGAACGTACCACCGAATGGAGACTCCAGGAGTGGTGACTGGAAGAGCTGGTCTGCACCAAAGATGGAGTCGCCTTCACCTAGCTGGAAGGTGAAGGTATTGCCATCGGCAAGGTAGATGCCGGCGTTGCCATACATATCAATTTCGTATTCTTTCATAACCAATTATAACCAATTTATTTTGTGAAGTTTAAATCCGTCTTGAGGGAAGCCCATGTACCTGATGAGAATCCGGTAGCACATCTTTGGTTCTTCATCTTCGTCTGTAAAGAGAAGGTAGTTCTCTCCATCGATGGCGAACCGCTCCTTCGGCAACTGAGTTCGATACTTGCAATGCCGGCGCACCTGAAGCTTTGCGCTCGCCTCACCTCTCGCCCTGGAGTAAGGAAAGAAAACCAGAGTGAACTCCCCATCGGGCAGCTTGCTGATTTCCCTGGCCCACTGGAGCGCCGTGATGCCATCCATGATGATGTTCTTACTTGTCTTGCTCATAATGATGCGAAGATACAGAAAAATTATTGCCCTGCAAAAGACCGGCTGCACCTGTTCCCCGTCATATTTCCGGAAATAGTAAGGCCTGCACCTCTCTTTCCTTTCCCAGCGGTGCGTGCACGTTTGGGTGAGGTGTTTTTGGGAGTTTTTCTCCCAGCCGGTCCGCTTGGGCTGATTATCAGCATTTTAGCATTTATACCCTTTCATTTTCCGTAAATTATTGATATGCCCGTGAAAATTATTACTGCAGAATTGCAGCATTATTCTACGTTTATATCTCGAAATTGTCCGGTAAATCGGTAGGATATGTACTTAATTCCGCCTTCACGGCATCAGAATAAAGGCCGTAAAGTAGGTAAATCATCGCAGAAGGCAGCTGCGTGGTGAGTCCTGCCTGATTCTTCAGTTGCTGTTTCTTCTCAGAACTCTTATCAAGTTCTATTTTCCCGTCCGTTTTCTTCAGAGGGGATATCATGATTGCAGAGCAGAGGTTCTTGCACTCATTTTCATCTATACGGATGACAGGCAGGAGCGGACTGCGTTCACCAAAGAGCATCTGACAGAGCTTGAACTGCTGCCAATGGTATATCGTTGGCGCATCTTCGTTATAGAGTATCACCATGAAGCCGTACGACTCCAGGGCAGCCTTCAGATTGAGTGAGTCGGTAGTTATCTGTTCCCGTTCCTCCCTGCGCTTGTTGCCGGCACGGTCTGGATAGAGATAAATCGTCTTGTTGACGGCTGCTGATCCGAAGAACTGGTGCACCTCTGCCACGAGGTCGTTGTAATCCTTAGGCAGGAAGGCAAAGAACTCCTTGATGATGTCGAGACGCCTACCATAATCTTTCTTCTGAGCAACGATGAGCGACTGGAAGTTGCCAGGGTCATATCCCATGTAGAGCGGTTCATGAGGGTCGTAATGTAGAAGATACTCTGCCGTAAGGATAAACCTATCCTTCAGGTTCAGGCGAAGAATGGACTCATACTTATAGCTATCCTTGAACTGATGCTTAACGTGGTCGTAGTTGATGAAGAACTTATTGGTTACCTCCTTGTGGCGGATGGCGCAGATGGCCGTGAGGAACTCGTCCGTATCAAGAGTGTCCAACTGGGTCTTGAAGAACTTCGGCCCGAGGATATCCTTATTACAGAAAGAGGATGCACGGATATAGTAGATGGCATTACGCCTCATATCTGCCAGACGAGGTTTCCATCTCGCCACGAAGGCATTGAGCTTAACAGACTCAAGGCGCATCTTCTCCAGGAGAACAGGGTCTTTTGAGTCTCGCTCCTGCTGCTTGAGCACGAACAGGCGGTAGAGACTTCTGTTGACTTCCAGGGCAACGGTTGCAATCTCCTCGATAAGTTTCGGGTTCACCTTCTTTTCATAATCCTCAAACCAGTCATCTTCGCCGAGGTCGACGCGAGCCGTATCACTCACACCCGTAACACCTTCATAGTAAGCAGAACAGCGCACATTGGCTGGACCTCCACGTAAAGACGGGAACAGGCGAGTCTTGAGTTTCTCTCCGCTGTTGTGCTTCATCTCCTCCACAAAGGCGTGCACGGCATTTCTACCTGCCACGGATTCCGGCTGGTCGCTTGATACCAGCTGGAGGTGGGCGCCATTGCGAAAGATTACGCTATGCTTGGCATACGCTATCGGGTATCGGGGCTTCCGGAAGTGGGAAGGCAGCGTGCTCTCGCCTACTACATAATCAATACCATATTCCAGCATGGATCTCTGCTGCCCGTTCACTACTACCTGACGAGAGAAGTATGCCTGGATGTTAGGCCAGACGTTGGTCATCAGCGCCACGTAGGTTTTATGAACCAGAAAAGATAGCTCCCCTGGCATATCGTTGGCAACGCGTATCAGGCGAGGACCAGTCACACCTTCGGTCTTACCTCCGGCACGGGCGACCTCGGCAAAAAGCATATTGGGGTCGATGATGTTGGCAAGCAGCTGCATGTTGTTCATGTAGTAATGCTCGAATTCACCGATATTATTATCATTCAAAATCAGTTGGCTCATCGCTCAAATCCTCCACTATTTCCGCTTCCTGAATATCAGCATCACGAAGCAATCGTTTCTTTTCTGAACTCTCGATAGGCAAACCATCGATGAGAGATATGTAAAAACCGCGGTTGTACTTGCCGGCAATTTCCTTAAGGTTCTTTTTCTGAAAACCTAGCTCTTCTGGGGTAACCTCTGGAGTAATGAGGAACACAACTCCGAGATCCCTATCTGCCTCTGCCTGCTCAGACGCGCGTCTGCGGCATTCCAGGGCTTGATCCATACAGGCCTTCTGCATCTTGTAGTCACGTTTGGCACAACAGAGCTTGGCGAGGTCTTCGTACTTATTGGCAAAATCATTCTCCCAGACCTTGATGCTTACGTTACAATCCACATTGAAGTAAGATATCGCCTGGTTGATGCGGGTCATGCAGGTACGCACATCGAGGGTAATCTTCTGCTGCGCGGCAATGCGCTGCTTGAGCTGGCGGGCTCCACGGGTAATGTTGCGCTCGTACTCGTAGATTTCGGCAGCCCATTGCAGTTGCTTCAGGAAAATCTGCACATCATCCGGGATACCTTCACCGTCGCCTGTGGTCAGGAAGGTGGTGATAAGGTCGGGGTGTACGCTTTCCAGTTTCTCTATCTCGCTTTTCATACGCCAAACAACTCCTTTCTAAGTTTCAGTTCTTCGCGATCCTGCATCCGCTCATTCAGTAGTTTGATGGCATCGAGGTCGCCGTTTGCTGCCAACTCGGCTATCTTCTCGTCTGCCTTGAGTTGAGCCTGCTCTAGTACACCTCCGTTCTTCACCATCGAGACGCAGGTTTCTGCAATCTTCCGTAATTCCGTCTTATCCATCTTATCTATCTGATTTATCTGATTTGTCAATATACTGATCCATTACCATCTTGAACATACGTTCACGTTCCTGATGTCGCTGGAGGTTATCACGGTCGCTGGCACGTTTGTCCTTGCGATCATCTCTTTTAATGTAGCTCTTATAGCGCTTGATATTATCGAGCACGTTCTTGTGCTTGTGAAGAAACTCGGCAGGGTCCTTCTTGAAGAGCTTCACGAGTTCATCGAATTCCGACTTGCCCTTCAGTAATGGATGCTTGTATAGAAACTTTCCGGTATCGTTGTAAGCCTTCAGTTCATCGAATGCCTGAAGGTTGCGGATGCGGAGTTCTGCCATGGCAGCTACATCGTTCGCCTTCGGTTTCTTATCAAGGAGTTCGTCGAGTTTCTTCATTTTGCGCCAGGTGTTGATGCGGTCGTTATAAATGACGGTTGCCATCTGCACGTCCTCGTTATAGAGGTTATCCCAGTCGATATTAGGATATTCCTCTTCCTTTTGAACTACTTTTTTTTTGAGTCCTCGCCAGGGTCGGCAGTATCAGGCTGTTCTGATTCCTGTTGTTTTTCGCCTTCAGAAGTCTCTTCTTCAGTTGAAGTATCGCTTGAACCATCTGCTGGCCCCTGTTCTTCTCCAGCTGAAGTATTACTTGAACCATCTGCTGGTCCCTGCTCTTCTCCAGTTGAAGTATTACTTGAACCGCCTTCCGGTCCCTGCTCTTCTCCAGTTGAAGTATTACTTGAACCGCCTTCCGGTCCCTGCTCTTCTCCAGTCGGAGTATTCCTTGAACCACCTTCCGGTCCCTGCTCTCCTTCGGTTGAAGTGTTACTTGAACCATCTGCAGGTATCTGCTTTCCTTCAGATGAAGTATCACTTGAACCGCCTTCCGGTTCCTGCTCATCATTGGCTGGGGTGTCGTCATTTAACTTCTCGAAATAGATTCGATGATCTACGATATCTCCCTCGTCGCACTCATCCAGAAGGGCGTAGAGTATTTCGTCTGCATACCGTTTCGGGTCACGGGCAAAACGAGTAAGTTTAGGATGGCGAGGGTTCGCATCCTCCAGGAGAGCAAGGTCGGCTTCAGCGTGAACAGTACCTCGAAGCTTGTTGAATAATTGTAATTTTTCTCTTCTACTAATCATACCTTATATATATTATAAAAGGTGCGCCACCTCTTGTGGCGACACACCTTAAAATTAACTAATAAACTAAATAAAATGAGAAACGCTAAGAAATTGTTGTCTTACCAGTTGAAGAACCTGAAGCCGTATTCTGTTTTGCGCCAGAAGCTGTATCTGAATGAGCGGCAGCCTCGGCAGCTGTCACACCAAGAGGATCCTCAGCATACAGACAAGGAAGGTCTACAGATGTGCGCTTGAAGGTGAAGGTAGTGTATCGGCCTTCCTTATCATCCTTAGTCTCTGTATTGTTGAGAATCATAGGGCGCTCAGGTTCGCCGACGATATACCATTGTGTTTCCTTTACATGCTTATAAAGAATAATAAACTTACCACCAGCATACTGCTCAATGAAGTTATAGAGATCCACGCGAGTACCACCCATGATGATTACCAGGTTATTCTCGCCAGATGTCGTGATATCTCCCTTCTCTGTCGTAGCCGTAAATGTAGGAATATCGTGCGCATCGAAGAGATATGCCTTCAGGGTGTCGGCGGCAGCCGTCTTAAACGGCATTGCCTTGACCATGCGGTCTTTATCCGGCTGAGGGAAGGCCTTCGACAGGTCAATTAAAGTCGTAGGAACCAATACTACCTGGTAAGCAATTGCAGAACCATGCGTATCTCTGTCTGTCACATCATCAATAGATGTCAGCGCAACGAACGAAGCCATAGAGACTCCTGTGCCACCTATACCGAAGGTAGATGTAGGGTCAGCTAACATCTGCAGAAGCGAAACGATGCCGAGCAGCATAATGAGCGTCATGAAGAGAAGACGGCCCTTATGCTGGGCATAATGATAACCCTTGTTAGGGTTATAAGTACGAGAACGTACTGGAATATTGTTTTTCTTCATAATTTTTTCTGAAAATGTAGGCGAGGTACGCTGTACCTCACCTACGAGTTAACAATATATATATAATAAGGACTAACGGCCACCAGGAACATTAGGCTGAACAGCCTTGTTAATGGTTCGCTTGCCACCTACGCGACGTTCGAGCTCACGGAACTTCTCGTCCTTACCGAGAATAACCATGATGTAGTCGCCAGCCTGGCTAGGAGTCCATTCTGCGGTAATGTTTGCAAACTTGCCGCTCTTGGCGATGGTAAGCTGATGTTTAGTATCATCCTCACCTATCTCGATGCAGTAAGCTACGCCAGCCTTCGCATTCGTGATATCCTCGATAGCGGTTGCTGTAGTAGTAGCATCTGTAATCTGCCAGAAGCCGTTTGCACCGTTAATTTCTGCGCCGATGACAGTTGCAGGGAGGTTGGTAAAGATCTGCTGGAATTCGTAATCGTTGGCATCCATGGCAGCCTTATTGTCGAACTTGCGACCGGTAAAGGCTGCGCCACAACCTTCTTTCCATGTACTCCAGGCACGAACCATCTCCATCTGCTCCTCCATCTTTACGGCGAACATCTCACCAGGGAGGTTCTCTACGAATTGAATATTGCCAGGAACGTCCATAAACATCCAGCAAGACTTACCCTCGTATGGGAGCCACTTAATCTGGATAGTAGAGTCTGGGACACGGTTCTTGTAGCCGTTAGGACCGGTGAAGTCCTGATCCTTGCCGTAAGTCTCGCGGCAGTTAGCAAGCCACCAGTCAATATGGTTCTCGTTGAGATAGAGAACATGGTTATCGATGGTCATGCCCTCAGAGAGGTGAGTCTTAACGTCGGTAATGAACTCCTTAACCGCATCCAGCATATTAGCTGAAGTATAAGTATTGTAGCTCTTATTGGCAAATGGCTTAATGCTATAGTCGTGGATGTACCGGAGCAAGGTGTACCAGATACCTGTACCTGCATTGAGGTAGCTTGATGCCTGGCCAGTCTCAGGCTTTACATAAATACCACGCATACGACGCTGGTTCTGCTCGTCCTGAGCCTTCTTCAGAAGGTTGAGAAGGCAGAATTCAACCATAGACCACTTGATAGGATCAGAGCCTTCCTTGTTGAGGTAAGCGATATACTTGCGCTCAAGTTCCTTCATCGGGCCGAACTTAACCTTAATCATCGCATCATCAACATATCCCATCTCGTTCTCAAGCTGCATGCCACCCTTGTAGATTTCACCTTCCTGGTAGCCCTGAGACACCTCATCGAAGAATGCGTTGAAGAGGATATCGCGATCCTGGACACCATAACGAACAGGGAAGAACTCTGTGAGATTACGAAGTTCGAGAATGCGAGCAATAAGCGCATCCTGGCGAAGGATTACGAACTGGTCGCCCAATCCGGCATTATCCACGCCTGAGTAATTAGTAGAGAACTGGCCGGAAGCGAGAGCTTTGACGTTACCGAGCTCGTTGCGTACCTGATGATACTTGTAGCGTTCCTGGAGTGATCTCGCGAACGCCATCGCTTCGGTGCGGAATGCCTTGCCGTCTGTCTCCTCGTTTGGCGTAGATGCTAAAGCTATCTCAGGATTATCGACAATGCGGTTCCAGCGCTTTTTCATATCGAACATAGAATGCTCGATACCGAAAAGGTAGTTAGCGTTAGTTTCGAAACCGTTAATAGGAATAGAAGGAGCAGTAACATGAGCAGCAGGTTTGTCATCTGCTGTACTATTAGCCATCTTCTTCATATTCTCAACGAGAGTGTTGACAGTTGTAGAGAGTTTCTCGAACGATACATTTTGACTGTTCTCGTTCTTCTTTCCTGCATCATCATCGTCATCGCCTTCGTCACCTTTATCGTCGTCAGGATCATCATCCTTTGACTTGTTAGCTTTAGATACGATGGCATAGAGCTCATTGATCTGCTTCTGATGCTCAGCCTGCTCGGCTGCACTATTCTCCGCAGCGAGGTCATCCATGAGTGTACTCTGGTACTCTTTCTGGTATTCCTCGCAAAGAGTCTTGTACTCTTCCGCAGTAAGACTCTTGTTCTCGAATTTCTTGACGAAACCAAGTTTCTCGAGAACTTTGTTTAACTTTGCTTTGAAATTCATAAATCAATCATTTAAATATTAAAACAACTTTGATCAAACAAAAATAATATATTAGCTAAATCCGTAAAGGCTTTGCGCACCCATATAGGCATCACCCAACTGCGCCACCTCTGCAATCGCCTCCAGTAAGGTGCGCTTACCATCGATGAGACCGACTTCTTCGGCCGGAGCGGTATACAGACTCTCGCCCTGGAGTACCGGAGCATCATCATCCAGTTCTGCCAGCTTGGAACGCTGAGATTTCACTTCTGCCAGAAACTGCTCATTCATCGGGTCAAGAACATTCTTAATATAGTCTTCAGACTTACCGTCCTTCAGGTCCTCGAAAATCTTATTCTTCCGGCTAGAATTGGTAGCCTTCGCTACAATTTTCTTCAGCCCCAACTTCTCGAAGTATGGTTCGAAGTTCCAGAACGAGCACATGGTTCCGATGCAGCCTACAAAGTCATGATTGGTAGTAGCGTAGAGTTTCTGCCCGTGACAGCCGATATAATAGGCTGCGGATGCGCAGTACTCTTCGTAGATGGCAAGAATCGGTTTCTTTGCATTACGGAGAGCCTCGCTCAAACGGTCCATGTACCACGCCTCTCCTCCGGGAGAATTAATATGAAGGAGATGTGCGGATATCTGAGTATTATTCTCCGCAGCAATTATATCCTGCTCCAGTTGTTTGGATGAGAAGTACCAATAACTGTTTGCAGTCACGACTCCGAACACACGATGGTATGCGATTGTACCATCATCCAGAGATGGCGAATCATATTCATCCGTGAGTTGAACATCCTTCGTCTCTTCTCTCTGTGATGCCTTACTGGATATCGCCTGCAGCGCTTCATGCGTCTCGTATTGATAATATGTATGGGTCTTGAGATATTCCCGAATCTCAGGAATACTCATCGCCTGTTCGGCTTTTTTCTGTTCGAAGCTTACCACCGTACCATTCAATGGGAATGCAGCTACCATCAGCTGACGGTAGGCATCCTCAGTAATCCATAGAGGTATAGTGGATAGCAGAAGGGTCTGTATTTCGTCCATTTTAATTAAGTTTTCCACAAAGGTACATATATATAATAGGTATATAAAAGACCTTAAAACAATGGGTTCGCAAGCATTTTACACTTAACGATAAGCTTTGCCTTATTCAGATGTCTTACGAGCTGGACCTTTGCCGGTATTGTTTCTGTACCTATATCATACGTACGTGCATCAGGAAGTCCAACACTTGCGAGCGTGACGATAGCGCTGCGAGGAACCTTTAGCTCGTTAAAAATGCTCTCGTCCGCTGCTACATCGACAATAAATGTCTTGCTACAATCCCAGTACACACCTCCATTTTCCTCTGTTATCGAAGGTTCGAATGTGAACGGATCGGTGCTGAGGATGATTTTTCTTTCTTTGCCTCCGAGAGAGGAAATCATTAAAAGACAGGAAAACTCTTTCATAATGTTAAATTTTAGAGTGATTATTGCTAATTTTTGAGTGACAGAAATTTGCACTCAGTATGTATTAAAAATAATTAAATACCCCGTTTTTTTTGGTATTTTCTGGGTGTTTTCGGAAAAAGCCGCTGGCGATAGCGATAAAAGTTCTTCAGGAGCGCATCGGGCGATATAGACCTCAGAGAGTATCTCCTGATGAAATTGTCTACCACATCTTGGTTCCGTAACGGCCTGCCCAGCTCTTCGTTTTCAATCATGAGCCGGTGAAACTCGAAATTGAAGAGAAGCCGAATATGCTCTTCTATTTTTTTCGCCGCATTACTTGATAGATAATTGAAGTAAGCCGGATCCTTGCCAGGATGTCCATCCATCTTTGAGCGCCGTGAAGGCAGATATATCTTGAGATTACAGTCTTGCATGACGTCATGATGAGAGTCGGGTTTGGCCATACAATTCCACACCACATGATACAGATCTGTGGTGTACGGAATTTTTACTCCGCCTGTTTCTGGCTCAATTTCTAGCTTTTTCTGAATGTACTCAGCCAGATAGGGCTCAATTCTAACAGACGCTGTTCGTTTCGAGAGACGTTTTTTTCTTTCCATATCGTTTTTGCTTATTTTAGCTTCCTACCGTCCTACAATCCTACATATTGCAGGCTTACGAATGCAAAGATACTAAATTTCAGCGAGTTACGCAAATTATATCAAACATATTTTTGCCCTACACACTCATTTTTTTGTTTCCTACACGTCCTACAATCCTACAGAATGGGGTATTCTGTAGGACGAAATCTCCAAAAGCGCCAAAATGTAAAAATTTCCTATTTCCTACAACGTCCTACAATCCTACAGAATTTCCTACAAAACCACAAAAACAAAAAAACATACATAACATACTGATAATAAGATAAATAGATATAATAATAGTTTGAAAAAAAAATGCATTTGTAGGAATGTAGGATTGTAGGAAGGCATTTTTCTGAAAATTATTTTCGAAACTTCGTTTTCTCGGTTATTTTTGAAATTTTAGGGGGTACGGGGGATTTTTCGCATCTGGAACACACATAAATGTAAAGAAATACCCACGCTCGCCCTCCCGGGTTTACGTGGGTAAAAATATGCAAAATTCAACTCAAATTTATGTGGAAAATCTTTGGTTTTCTCGATTTTTTTTTGTATCTTTGTATCGTTAAATTGGGGTAGTCTATACCTTATATAAGGTAGTTTTCTGACTCCTATCAGAATGGTTTATCTCCATTCTTACCTGCGTCAGTCTCGTCAAATGGTATGCTGCCAGGCTTGTACTGCTGGGTATTGATATCAGTATTAGCCTCCCCATTCACTCCTGGAGTACTCTGAGTGACGCTCTCGGCGGGGATTTCTCCTCGTCTGAAGTCGATATTATACATCTCCATGAACTTATCGTAGTCGATGATAATTGCACTTGTAGATGTAGAGCGCTCCTTACGCACTCTTACCATCGTTTCCTGGTCATCCGGCTTGGCTACCTCAACGGTCTCCTCCCAGGCGAAGCGTCTAGATGGTACAGTTCCAACATATGATGGATGTGAGCGAAGATTCTGCTCAAGGGTAGATAATGTCGTATTCTCGCTGTTGTATCCATTTCTGTCATAGATGGAGTAAACACTACTGAGACGGAGGAACAGAACATGCGTACCAGGCTCGAAAGCGAACGTTTTCTTGTCTCCGTGCGAATCTTTACCCGTAACGCTCTTAGGCTGCTCGATGAGCATTTCTCGGCCAACGAGCACCTGTTTGGTATCGATCATGTTGTTGACGGCATTGAAGAACATAGCGAGCTTGTCTGTGCTTCGGATCAGAGAAAGCTGGAACTTAATCTTCTCCTGTACCAAAGCAAAGAACTCCTCATATGTAAACGGAAGCTTCAGATCCGAATATTGCTCCACCAGTTTAACCATTCCTAGGAATAAGGACGCTGTCTTCATCAGTCGGTCCATCTCACCGGAATTGATTACGTCACTCTTCAGTTCGCTGTAGGCTTCCTGCTTGAGTGCTCTGAAGTGATCCATAACGGCAGGGCGAAGCGACAATACCTTCAGCAATACGTTGGATAGACCTATATTCTTTTCTATATTCTTCAACTCCTCAAACAGCTTCGTTTCTTCTGGTGTTCTATTCTTAGGCTTCGGAACCTCACAGATGATGACACGGCTCATCAGGGCGTTGTCATCTCGTTGAGGAGTCTCTTGTCCGCAAATGATTACAGGCGCAAACACCTTATCATTCTCGATATCTCTTCCAGATGTTCCGCGACGCTTCTGCTTACCATCTCCATCATATACAATACCTTTCAACGCCTGAAACTTGGTATCCGAGATATCCTTGTTATTATACTCATCGAGAACAACCGGAACATCCCTGAATGTACCCATGATGGTGCTCATGGCCGCATCAGTGCCTGTATTGAGGTTGAATATCGGAATAGTTGGACTTATAAACAGAGATCGGATAGATATCGCAATCTGAGTCTTACCAGAAGACATCGGACCCATGAAGAACGGAGCCGTAAAGAGTCTGTCTAGGCAATGGATATTACTTCTGAATGCGCACATCAGAGCGAAAACGATTGCCCATTTACCGTTATCATTGATTTTGTACACCTTGTTCATTAACGATGCCCATTGTTCGAATGTTACCTGCTTGTTAACAGGTATATCTTCATACACGAGCTGAGATATCAATTCGTATTTATCAGATTGTCTCCCGGATCCGGCATATATGGTAGAAAATGCAGGGAGATAGTAATTCATATGATTATGAGTCACCACACCCAGCTCATTAACCTTCTCAAACACATATTTACCGTTTTCGTCTTCATGCGCTATACCGTTAGCGAAGGCGAAGAACTGCTCATCAGTCTTTCGACTCATTCCTTCAGACTGTTGATTGCCATAAGTCTGTATCTCACGGCATTGAACGAAGTGACGACTCATGTACTCCTTTATTCTCCTCCACTGCCACTCTTCTCCGTCTGTGAAGTTCACGCCTTCGTAGTTGATAAGAACATCCTCGATAGTACTCATCTTCTTCAGGGAACTCGACAGAACCTCAATATACAAGGGCTTATCGAAATAACGTCGGTTCACCTTCAGTACTCGCTTGTTCTGCTCGAAATCTTCATTAAAGATATGAAGAAGAGGAACCATGTAGAAATCGGCTACCTGCGAGAAGCCTCGTCCATTCTTGTTCTGAAACATGTAGCATACCGGTATGCCCTGCTTATTCAGGCGAGGATAATACTTGCACTCGCGAAACATCTGGGCGTACTCGCCTTCTCTTGCGTAGCTCGGAACCTCATCGCCATCGAAATCGTCATCATACAGGTCATCCTTCAGAGCATTCGCTTTCATGACATTTTTGCGCTTGCTGACGAATGGCTTACGGATCTCATCGAACTGGCCCTTGGATAGCCCTAATTTACTGCAGTAATGATTCTTGTTGACAGTTATCACGGTTTCCTCTGCATAACTAGTCAGTTCTATACACCTGGTAATGATCGGAACCTTGTCGCCCAGGAAACCAGACAGTAAATCTCCATGTATACGTATATAGAAGTCTATGAAGGATTCTACTTTATCCTCGTGCATGACTCTTATCTGCGAGATTCCCGCCTTGAACATTTCGACCAGGGCGGAGAGGTAGCTGCTATCATCGCCCGTTGTCGTATCTATACTGCAGCCTTCTTCAGTTGTGGCTAGATAGCAGCAGATTCGGCGGAGGTTCTGGATATCGGTAGCCGACGGAACGCCTGCTACGTACACAATCGGATTATCTCCGTAAGACTCCATGAACGTATCGATGGAAGATGTTACGATAGCAGGCTCGTTATTTCTCAGATTATCCTTCAGCTCATCAAGTCCAAAAATACCCTGTTGCATATCCTCTTTCTTGAGACCCTCGGCATTACGTCGGATATCCCGAACTTTATCTTCCAGAATAGTCATCTTCGTATCGAAATCCTTAGTCATACTCTTCATATACTCAAGACGCAGTCCGGCGTCCTGCACGCATGCTACTAGGTTAGCGATAGTATTCATGGCTGAAGCGATTGTAGCCTCGTCCTTGCATCCGCGAGGAACCAGCATTCTTTTCATCGCTTTAGGAAATGTTTCGGTTGCATCGATTAATTTCTGTTTTACACCATCCTTGCAGAGCTGGCCATAGCTATCCGGATCATATCCCTTCGGCAAGCGAACGCACCTGACACTCGCTCCTGCCGTCAATAACAGTTCACTATTCTTAACGGCAGCCTTAATTCCTGCGCTGTCCGCATCGTAGATCATTACAACAGACTGAGTAAAGCGCATAATGAGTTTTACCTGGTCATCGGTAAATGCCGTTCCCGATCCACCGATGACGTTCTCGACTCCATATTTATGTAGAGTAATAACATCGAACTGCCCCTCTACGAGATAAGCAAAACCCTCTTTCGCTATCGCCCTTTTTGCTTGAAATAGACCGAAAATATGCCGACCTTTTCTGAAAATGGGTGTTTCCCCGGTATTAACATACTTACCAGCTTTATCATTCGGAGTGACAATTCTTCCGGAAAACGCAACAACTCTTCCAGACACGTCGTAAAACGGGAACATCACGCGGTCTCTGAAGAAGTCATAGTTTCTCCCGTCTTGAGACTTGCCTACGACTCCAACATCTTCCAATATCTGCAGACTGTACCCATTCTCTACGAGATACTTCATCGCTACATTACCATTCGGAGCATAGCCAACTCCATATTCTGCAAGCACCTTATCTGTATAATCGTAACCGCGTTTTTTAAGGAAGCTCTCCGCTTGCGAGATATTGCCCTGGTAGAACTTTGCGGCAGCAGCAATGGCTATACGGCGAGATTCAAGCAATTTATACGCAGCGTTTTCTTCCGGAGTAGATTCTTGTTCAGAAAACTCAACATCAGCGAGCTTGCAAGCTATTCGCAATGCCTCGTTAAAAGTTATCTGGTTGTATTTCTGCAGAAAGTCCAGAACGTCTCCATGCTCACCACACACGAAACAATGGTACGTCTGTCTAGCCTTATTAACCATCATCGAAGGATGGCTGTCATTGTGGAACGGGCAGATACCCTTGTAATTAATGCCCGCCTTCTGAAGATTAATATAGGCGCCTATCACATCAACAATATCAAGTTTACTCTTGACATCGCTAATGAAGTCTGAGTTGATTTTCATATTTCTTATTTTGTTTAGTCGAACAGATTGAGCTGTAGAGAATCGAATGCTTCAGATATCGTAATATTGAAGTATGCTGCCACAGCTTTATACTCTTCTGGTTTTATAGCCTTACGGCCGAAGAAAATATCCCAGTATCTTACCTGGTTAATACCAGTCTCCTTAAAAAAGAACTTGCTTGGATGAAAGTCCTCAAGATGACGGAAGCGATACTCAAGCAACTTCTTCAGGCGATTCTCCTTAACAACCTGATGCTTGTCGTCCAACCTATGGCGAAGCGCATATAATCGAACGGCCATTACGGAACGATTGAGTTGTCGGGCCATATCCTCAAGGCTCATTCTTCCGTAATTTTCCACCAGGTATGCAATTTCGTTTTTGTTCCATTTTCTATTACTCATATTCACATATTGTTCTATCATTAATATACTCGACGTATCTCTTTAACTTGAGACAGAACCGGCCATTAATGCAAGTTCTGCCTTCTTTGCAAATAACGCATTTCTCAGACATAAGCTATTTTGTTTTTATATGCTCCAGGTAATATGCTGCCACCTGCGCTAGCGATCTTAGCTGGAGCTTAGCCTTAATATTCTCCCTATGTCGTTGCACGGTTTTGACAGATATATAAAGCCGGTCTGCGATCTCCTGTGCGCGCAAGCCTTTAGATATAAGTTCCACTATATCTAACTCACGATCAGTAAGCTTAGAGTCTAGTTTAGGCTTACAGATGACACCCTCCATTCTGCATTCGCCACGTAATGGACACTTTACCTCCTCAAAATGAAAGAAACCGTCTGCATCGATATCAGGAGTATGTGCATCATATTCACCGAAATTACATCTGCAGAACCTAGATACAATGTTGAATTCATACACCTTGCGATTTAGTTCGCTCGCCGTATACTGGTCACACAGAGCTCTGAAGGCTTGAGGGTATCTAGTCTTGATTAGGTCTAGCATCTCCTCGATAACTTCGCGGCTGTCGGCTGTAAGTTCCTGGACAGGTTTGCCCAGCTGCTTATACATAACATCACCTTCTGGTGTATTGTAAAACTCGACTGACTCCATACTTACTCCTCCGGAAAAAGTTCGCTCTCCTGCATACCTAGATACTCAGCGACAATTCCTCTGCATAAAGCGTTCGGCTTAGACTTGCCTTGAATCCATCTGTAGACGGAATTATTAGATACCTTGCATTTCTCCGCAAGTGCTTCCACGACCTTACAACGAGGGTATGGAAGACTCTTCATGTACTCACTAAAACCCATATTTTTTTAAATTTTTGTTTGAAATCATCATTATGTGCGACATTTTTTGTATATTTGCACCATGAGAATAATTCTCACGCTGCAAATATATAACATTTCGGTGATACTGCCAAACATTTCACTGATTATTTTTATATTTTTCAGCATTTTGTTTGAAATTTACATATTATGAGTACAGAAAAAGAAAAAGAAGTAACAGAAACTATCAATGAACGCGTAAACAGCATCATTGAAAAAGAGGGGCACACCATTGCTACATTCGCAAAGAAGATTGGTGTACCATGGACCACGATCAAAAATATCGTATCTGGCAGAAATGCACCTAGTTACGACATTATCGTGAAGATCATTAACGCCGTCGATTGGGTAGACGCTAATTACCTAATCATGGGAGAGAAACTCACGAAAGGCAACCAGGGAAACCTGTTGACAATCGTTGAGAGACAGAACAAGACTATCGAGAGCCAACAGAAAACGATCGATAGGCTTACAAAAAAAATGTTGGAAAACTAAGATTTTTATTGCACCGTTTTGCGAAAAATGAGTCATTTTGCCAAACATTTGTTATGTTGTAATCACACAACTGTTTGAGTATCTGTAACTTGTTTGATACGCAACTCGGTGCATTTTCGGTGTTATATATGTAAAAATCGGAAATATCCTAGTTGATTATCAGATAATTACGCTGCAGATTTAGGGATAATAAAACATC